TGCTTTACGCATTTTCATCTCCAATACAGAAGGCAGCGACCTATTTATAGGGTAAGGAAGCCACAACCCTTTCTCCCTCACGAGAAGAAACCTTATCTTACTGCTCTACCAATATCTCTTACTTTGTTTGCTCGATTCATGCTTGCTATACCTTGAGTACGATACTGCAAACTTGGACCTTTTTCACCACGCTTTAAAGATTCAGTGGTTACTCTAGGCTGATCTGCTTTTGGTTGTACTTTAGCTACCATTATTCCACCTCTGGTCCTTTTCCTTTGAGCGCTGGAGCAGGATTATCTTTACCTTCCTTTTCCTTGCGCTTTAATTTGTCTATTAACAATTGTTTCATCGGAGGTTCTAACAAGTCAAGCAATGATTCTTTATCAATAGCTTGCGCTTTAAACAAGTTGAACGCAAGGGTTTTTAGATCTTCAGTAAAGATTGGGCTGTTAGAGTGAGCATCTACCTTAACCACAAAGTCTTTTGTGAATTGTTCTGCAATGAACGGTACATCCTCAGTATCTCTAAAGTGGGTGTCATCATAGGTCTGCATGAGCTTGAGGTACAGAGTTGCTACCTTTTCTAAGCTATCTTCAACGATCAAAGCCCGTTTTTTAGCTCTTGAACTGCCTAAACGTGCCAATTCACTAGCATGACCCTTACTTCTTACGCCAGATTCACCTCTACCACTCAGTACGTTAGAGATTCCCGATACTTCAGAGAACATCGCATCTACTTCATGGATTACTTCAAATAAATCAGGTGGCATATTAGGAGCAAGGCGCTCTGCCTTGGCGTTAGGCATATCAGTAGCCAAAAGACCGCCAGCACGATTTAATGCAAAGTTTTTCTCATCCAAAATGCCCGTAAAGCCAGTTAATGCTGTTGGAGGGCTTACTTGCTTGGATAGAAGATCCAAAATCTCTGTCATTCGGGTATTGCGTAGCTCTTGCAATAAGATTAATTGCTGAACTTCGGATGCTCCCCAGTAATAGTCGTACAGGGGGTTAGGACAAATTTGAACAAAAGGACACTCGCCTTTTAGGAACAAGGATGCACCTGGTCGATCATAAATGATAATGTCAGGCGAAGCCATTGTGACTACCTGATAGTCCTCAGTATCGTCATTCCATACCCATAATTCAGTCATCTCAACGGTATCTTCAGCTACACGTGCCTTGTAACGGTTCATACCGTACAAGTCCATATTGACGTTACCGTAGATCGTTGGGTTAGTCTGGCTCATCACAATACGGTTTACCGCATCAGGAATATCTGATTCAGATACTTTTGTACCTGTAGCTAGCCTAGAAACAATACTTTCACGCTTAGGATGACTGTACAAACGGGCATATAGCTCCGATTTAGTCATGTAATACGTGTGAGTAATGGCTTCTTGTCTGTTTGTGTATGGGGTATCTTCCCGTAAAACACCAATAGCAGAAGGCTCAATCATGTAAGGATGGATGCCTTTGTTGTAAACCAGCTTCACAAACGAAGTGTTGTACACCAAAGCCCATGTCAAAGCAGTAGAAAACACCTGGTCTGCATTGGAATTTAGCCATTCATCGTTCAATGCTTGCGTTAATGAAGGTGCTTTTCTGTGTTCATTGCCTGGTACAGAAGCGCCAAGAGCAATAGAGAACCTGGTTGTTTCAGCAGAATAGAGAAAACTCGTTAGCTGATCTAGGTGTGGGTGGATTTTGTTGAAGTACGCAGGGGGTGATTCAGGCGAAGCTCCAAATAAATAATACGCTCGGAGTGTCGTGTAGTCACCCCTTCTTTCATCCTTAGACACCATGCACTTGGCAATGATGTCTAGGTAAAAATCCTCACGACTTTCTCCGCTAGGTATTCTCATTTTTTAATCTGTAGGTTATCGGGATCTCTCATTGTAGCCCTTGGATCAATCACAGGTCCTGTTTTAATACCAGCTTGGCTCGGTGTCAAGCCCGCTGATTCGCCATTGATTGGTTGAGAGAAACGACCAGCCAAAATGGATTGCATATTCATCCCTTGCATACCGCCACCCCAGAGCGCTGCGTCACCTGGGCGGGCTTCTTTCGGACCTTCTGGGATTGGGGTTGGAGCTTGTCGCTTGAGCTTGTCTTTGTCAACGCCTTTTTTGCGGGTTGCGTACTTTTCAGCTTGCTCGTATTCTTTTTCGGTGAACTTGTTTTTCTTGGTGAGGAAGCCTTCTTGATGCTCGCCTTCTCTTGTTGACTTGATGTTTGACATACCGAACTCGATTGCGAGTTGCTTGAGGTTTTTGTCTGCTGCTTTGGTTTTTGCTCCCATGAGGGCAGGAGCTTGCAAAAATACGACCATAACTTCTTCATGGCAATCCTTCATTGGACATTGTGGTTTACGGGCTTCAAAGTACCCATGCTTATTACACTTGTAATCATTTACTACAGCCATTGTTATCTCCCCTTCAATTGTTCGTCAAGTGTTAAATCTGAATAATCATATCTATTGCTGATACCAACCTTAATCTTAATCTCTCCGTTAACCACTTGCAAGCCTGTTGATCTAGCCATCCTTGGCTTGGGATCTTTGCGGTATTGGACAAACTTAGAGGTATCTCTGTTTTGCATGATGGCTACTTCCCCATCTTTCCATTCGTTGTACGCTTTGCTTACCCGTCTTTGCACGTACTCGGTCAATGGCTCTGTTTCATTCATAAAGACATCTCGTAAGTGAGCTACGGAGATACCCGCTAGGTCTGCAAAGAGAGGGATTGAGATTCCCCGATCCTTGTCTTGCAAGAAGCGTTTAATAATCCGTCTGAGTTCCGATCTTGGCAGAGTGGCTCTCATTGTCCATATACCCCAATCTTTTTTAAATAATCACTGACGTTTCTTCCGACTGTGAGCTGTTCGGGGGTGAAGTCATCCTGAACCCGAGATACGTTGCGGGTAATCTTCTGAGCAATAAGCCTGGGCTGCACCTGTTCGGCAAAGGCAGCACAAGCTAGGGCAGTAGCAATCACCCTATCATCCTTGTTGCGCCCTGAAGCCTCAATGGAGCTGCCATCACGAATGGTGGTTTTCATCTCCTCAATGGTATCCATATCCCAAATATCGAGCATCCCACGTTCAAAGTAGTCCTTCATGTAGGTTAGCATCCTCTCCTTGGTAGCAGAGGTAGTCATCCAGCCAATGGAGTTTGATAGTCCACCAATGGTGTCATTACGCCTCCAGATGTAGTTTTGCATATTGCCGTACACATCCATCAGCTCTTTACCAAGCGCAGTTCCCATGTTGGCAGCCTGGCGCTTGAGATTACGTAGCTCATTGATGACCGCTTGACCTGGACCATTGATCTCCAGGTTTAAGGTAGAGTTCTTATACGCACCCGCCAAGTGAGCAATCACCCAAGCGAATTGGTAGGTATTCATCTCACTAGTAGCAAATGATGCAACTTGCTCCAAGCCATCGGCATATACCCGCAACACCTGAATACAAAACCGATCAGCCCAATCGCTACTTCCATAAGCAGGATCAGCACCAATAACGTAGTAAGCAGTATCCACAGGTTCTTCCCAAATTTTGAGCGTGGCAAGACGTTCTGTAGATTTAAGCACTTCCGTATCTTGGAAGTTAACGCCAAAAGAGTATCGGTAGGAATCATAGGTTTTCTTCTTAAGTTTTTTAACGGCATCTGTACAACGGGCATTAGAAAAGAAAGAAGTCCCCGTCATCACAAAGGCGTAGTCCTCAGTAGGCGGAAACTCTTGGTACATCAAGGAATCGTCTTTAATGCCCTCATAGAGCTTCCAGCGCCACCAAGCAATCTGACGGGAATTGATCTCTACGTTATAGAGCTTCTTGATGTCACGCACCCATTCCTTTTCCTCGCCTGTGAGCTTGCCATCCCAATAGACTTTGTAGGTTTGTCCTTCAGGATCTAGGGAGTAAAGCTCATTGCGCCACCAGCCACAAAAGATAGCCCGTTGGGTTCTCGCCCGTTTTGCAGTGGTGTACATATCGTGAAACATATTAAAGCCACGTGCCGTACTCTCAAAGGTGTACAGACGATCTGGATTGGTTTCCGCCAAGGAAGCTAGCAAGGAGGCTAGTCCTTCCTCATCTCCCCAGCTAGAGGTTTCTGTTCCATGTAGGTATGTAATAGCCTTGCCACGACCCAGACTTCCTTTGGCTCTAAGCCCAGCGACTTGATAAAAGAGGCGGCTGCGGTTCTTGAGGGAAAGCTGATTTCGGTTGTGAGCAAGCATCGGGATTTTGTACTCTTTGGGCAAACCATCCATATACATGGCAAGGGTTGTTCGGAACATATCCCTGTTTTCTTCCGTATCCGTTGTAAGTGTTCCCTGAAGCCCTGGGTGCATGAAGTGCCAATAGAGATCGAGTGCGAGTGAAATAGTGGTGATTCCAAGTTGCCTTCCTTTCAAGATTACAAAGAAATG